TTTTTCCAAGTGCTACTGCAACAGGCGCAATAATACGATTAGCTTAGTTTTAGTTTGACTATGATAAAATTTAGTCATGCCATTTACTAAGTTAAATTTCAGACCAGGAATCAACAAAGAAGAAACCGATTATGCTAATGAGGGTGGTTGGGTTGATGGTAATTTTATAAGGTTTAGAAAAGGTCGAGTCGAAAAATTAGGTGGTTGGGAAAAGAACAGTGAAAATGTTATCATCGGATCACCTAGAGCCTTACATACATGGATTTCTTTGTCAGGTGATAAGTATTTAGGCGTTGGCACGACTAATAAATATTACATAGAGGAAGGTGGAGTTTACAACGATATTACCCCCATAAGATCAACCACAACTAACTCCACCACCTTTGCAGCTACTAACGGTTCATCTACTATTACGGTTACTGACAACGGACATGGTGCTGTTAATGGAGATTTTGTTACTTTTTCATCAGCTGTAAGTCTTGGCGGTAATATAACTGCTGCTGTTTTAAATCAAGAGTACCAAATAGATTTAGTTACAGGCACAAATACTTATCAGATTACTGCTAAAAATACTTCAGGAGTTACTGTAACTGCTAACGCATCTGATTCTGGCAATGGTGGTTCAGCCACAGATTCAGCTTATCAAACAAATTCAGGACTAGACTTTTTCGTTGAAAGCACAGGATGGGGTGTAGGAACTTGGGGTGAAGGTGCTTGGGGTTCTGCTACTGCTTTGAGCGATGTAAACCAGCTTAGATTATGGACACATGATAATTTTGGTGAGGATTTAATTATTAATGTTAGAAATGGTGGCATATTTAGATGGGTTGAAAATAATGGGTTATCAACAAGAGCAGTTAATTTATCTACAACATCTGGTGCAAACAAAGTGCCTACTGTAGGCTTACAAGTTATAACATCAGAGGTTGATAGGCATTTAATAGTCTTAGGCGCAGATCCTTTGTCTAGTGGCACACGCTCAGGTGCGATAGATCCTATGTTTATTGCATTTAGTGATCAAGAAAACGCACTTGAGTTTGAGCCAAAGAATACAAACACAGCAGGTTCACTAAGACTTTCATCAGGATCATCAATAATTGGTGGCTTAAAATCAAGGCAAGAAATATTGATATGGACTGATACAAGTTTATACAGTATGTCATTTATTGGGCCACCACTTACTTTTGCTTTAAACTTAGTGAATGAGGGTGCAGGTTTAATAGGCCCAAAAGCTGCTGTCAATGCACCTAATGGCGTGTTCTTCATGTCAAAAAATGCTTTTTATTATTACAACGGTGCAGTAAAAAAACTTAACTGCTCAGTGCAAGACCATGTTTTTTCTGATTTGGATAGATCTCAAGCGTTCAAATGTTTTGCAGGTCTAAATGAAGAGTTTAGTGAAATTTGGTTTTTTTACCCATCAACTACAGATAACACAAGAGAAATATCACGATTCGTTATATACAATTATGAAGAGAACTTATGGAGTATCGGTAGTTTAGAGAGATACAGTTGGTCAAATGCAGGTATTTTTGATAAACCATTAGCAGGTGGCGAATCAAGTGATACTAAATACATCTATAAACATGAGTCAACTTCTAACGATGATGGCAACGCAATGGACAATGTATTCATAGAATCAGCAGATATTGATGTTGGTGATGGTGATGGTTTTGTGTTTTTGCGAAAAATTTTACCAGATATACTGTTTGTTAATGATGTTGGCACAAGTCCAAGCGGTGTCATTAATGTGGTGGTCAAGCGAAGAGATTTTAACAATCAATCTCTTAGCACTGATTCTACCTCTCAAATAACAAGCACATCTACATTTACAAGTCTGCGTTCAAGAACAAGACAATTTGTAATTAGGTTTGAATCAGATGATGATAATAGTGAGGTAAACAGAAAAGATTTTAAATGGCGATTAGGCGACACTCGTATTGATGTGCAACCATCAGGTCGCAGATAGTGAGCAAATTATTACCAACTCGACTACCTTTAGCACAAGGCGATACTATACCTGTAGAAACTTTTAACCGACTTGTCAGAATATTAGAAATTAACTTAGCATCACATGATCCAGATAAGGTAAATAGTTTCAACAGCACAGAGATTTCAGAATTGCAATTTTCAACAGGTGCGATTATATTTAATACAACAACAGAGGTTCATCAAGCCTTTGACGGAACTCAGTTTCGTAACTTGTATGAACATAATACTTATGTTAGTGGCTTATCTGCTACAATGAGCATAGGTGCAGTTACAGTAACAATAGGGTAGTTATGAATATAAGTGAAAGGTTACAAAATAGGTTAGAAAATTTTACTAAAGAATCGATGCAAAATCCTATTCAAGTGGCATCTACTATGAATATGGTAGAAGATCCTAAAGGTGTTATTTCTAACAAAGAGATGGAAATGTTTATGGACTCCATGCCTGGTGCTGCATCTAAGAGAGATCAAGACATGATGAGAATTATGGACATGGTTGGGCCTACTAAAGGCGCTATATCCAACAGAGAAATGGAAATGTTTATGGATGCCTCGCCTTCAATGTCAGATGATTTAGAAGAAAGAGAAACTTTGATGCAACTTTTACAAAAACAACAGATAAAAGAGGTAGCGCCTTTTTCTGATGTTGCAAAAGATTTAGCTATGCTTGGCACAGGAGAGGACACACAATTAGTTCATGCTAGACCTGGCGAGGTAGTAATACCTCCTGAAATGTTAGAGGATGAAGAATTTGAGTCCATGCTTGAGCAAAAATTCAATCAGTTTAATATTGATCCGGAGTCAGCTGTAGTTGGTGTTGGTATTGCTAGTCTTAATGAATCGACTGGTTTAGAAGAGTTTGGCTTTTTCAAAAAAATAGGTAAAAAGCTAGGCAAAGTCGTTAAAAAAGTTGCGCCAATCGCAGCTTTTGTTCCTGGCGTAGGCACTGCTTTAGGCGGTGTTTTAGGCGGTATTGGTGGATTAGCGGCAAAAATACCTGTTATTGGGCCTGCATTAGGTCAAGCAGGTAGCACTATAGCAGGTGGAATAGCCAATTTAGGTATTCCAGGTGTTTCACAAATAGCAAAAGGCACTACAGGAGGTTTCGGTAATATAGGTAAAGGTTTGGGAAGTTTGGAAGGTTTGCTTGGCGATGGGCCTTTAAGTGGATTTTTAGGTGGAGGTCAAGAAGTTGCATCTTTTGATATAAAGTCAGCACAATTAGATCCTAAAACCAATATGTTTATTGATGCCGCAGGTAATAGTGTTGATCCTGCTACATACAGAAAATATATCAGTGATCCATCTTTAGTTCCAACGACAAAAGTTGGTGGTGGAAATTTTAATTTAGGTAGAGCAATATTAGGTGGGCCAGGCAGAACTCCAGATATAATAAAAGCCGGAGAGGACATTTTAAAAGGTGAGTTTGAGCCAGTTGGACAAGGCACTAAAGAGAGAGGTGGTCTTGGTATGTTAGGCAACTTAGGTATTGGTGCTTTAGCTGCGACATTAGGTAAATTAGCTTACGATGAAACTAAAAAAGACCAAGGTGTGCCATTAACACCTTTAACTACTATGGACGCAACAGGTAGATACAATATTGAGGCAGAAATAGCTAGAAGAATGGGACTTCCACAACCCAACCCTATTGAATTTGGTTTATTACCAGAGGGAACTTTACCTGAGTTAACAGGCGGTAAGCCTAGAGGTATGTATATGGGCGGTATAGCTGCTTTTGCACAAGGCGGTGCTGTTGCTATGCAAGAGGGTGGCGAGATGAATCCTAATGATTTTCCTAGGATGGATGGTGATATAAACGGCCCAGGCACAGAAACTAGCGATGATATACCTGCTATGCTCAGTGATGGTGAATTTGTAATGACTGGTCGAGCAGTTAGAGGCGCAGGTTCATTTGACATGAAAAATGAAGGCGGCATCGTAACCTTAATACCAACAACAGAGGAAAGTAGAGAGCGAGGCACAGACTTGATGTATAAAATGATGGATGTTTTTGAAGGACAAGCAAGTGGCAGTTCTTAGAAACCAAATGGTAAGAAATCGTATTGATCCTAGATCACAACCTTATGCGTCTGGAATAACTAGAGTAGAAACAGGTTTAGATCCATTAACTAGACAACTATTATTTGGTTTGGATGGTCGTGGAGGCTTTATACCTGGTGCTATGAGGGCAGCAGAAAAAGTTTTTTTTGATGCAGAGGGTAAACCAAGGGTTGTTGAGGAAAGAGTTGCAGGATTAACACCTGACCAACTTAGAGCGCAACAATTAGCAAGAGAGTCGATTGGTATTCAAGATCCATTTATTACTGATGCACAAAGAGCCTATAGGGAGGGTTTAGGCCAATTACAAACAGGATTAGGCAGAGCAAGAACAAGAGGTTTAGAGGCGCTTGGTGCAACGCAAACAGGTTTAGGTAGTTTATTATCAGGTCTTGGTCAGCAAGAAATGATTGCAAGACAAGCTACAGGTGATTTTGGTAGAAGATTAGGCGGTGTTGGTTCAATTCTTGCAGGTGCTACTGATCAATTTGGTGGAAGGTTAGGAGAAAGTGAAAATTTGTTAAGAGGGACTTTGGGTGGTTATGATCCAAGATTAACACAACAATTTTTTAATCCATTTGAACAGCAAGTCGTTCAACAAACTATATCAGACATATTAGAACAAGGTGAATTGGCAGATATTTCTGCAAGAGCGCAAGATATAAACAGAGGCGGTGAGTCAGCCTTTGGCTCTAGGGCGCGTTTGGGCGCAGAGGAACGCAGGAGAGCATTAGGTAGAGGTTTGGGTGAAACCATAGGTAATCTTCGTGCTAGAGGCTTTACACAGGCTCAACAGACAGGTTTAGGAGAGTTTGCTAGACAAAGAGCAGCAGAGCGTCAAGCTGCATCAGGATTGGCTAGTCTTGCAGGCTCTAGGTTGGCATCACAACAGCAATTAGGCGGTTCTTTGCGAGGTTTGTCAGCTGATCAATTAGCTGCACAACAACAATTAGCATCTGGTCTTGGTGCTATAGGATCTCAACGATTTGCAGGTCAACAAAATTTAGCCAGTGCGCTAGGAAATTTAGGTAGTTTAGAGGCACAAATAGGTCAACAAAGACAACAAGCACAAGCTGCTTTAGGCTCTCAATTACAAGGTTTAGGCACACAAGCACAACAAGCAAGTATGGCAGGAATAAACCAACTTGCAGGATTTGGCGCACAACAGCAAGGCTTACAGCAACAGATTTTAGATGCACAGCGTAGAAATCAACTTCAAGCGCAACAAGCACCATTGCTACAATATCAAGCGTTACAACCATTTGTTAGTATGGCCCCATCAGGTCAAACACAAACACAAACAACTTTCGCACCTCGTCCAAGTCCTCTACAAACAGGACTAGGAGTGGGTTTGAGTGCTTTTGGGGCAATAGGTAATGTTTTAAATCCACAAGCTAGAGGTATCTAGTGGCTATATCAAGGGCGCAAATACCAGAGCAGGTTGATATATTTCAAAATGGCGGAGATGTTGATTCTAAAACTTTAGATGAAATTAATACAATAATCTCTGATCGTGGAGATTTTGAAAAAAGTTTTAAAAAATATCAAGAAAGATTAAGTCCCTACACATCAATTCAACCAAGAATTAATATTTATGAGGCGGCAGCTGAGTTGGGAAAAGGTTTATTATCAACTCCTAATGTGGGTGGGGCATCTGCTTTTACCGGTTTAGGCGTAGGTTTCACAAAAATTTCTGAGAGAATACAAGAGGCTAGAAATCAAAATGAAAAATCAAGACAAGAAGTTGCAATGTTGGCAGCACAAATGGCAATGGAAGATGAGGCAAAAGCCTTAGAGTTTTTACAAGAATATGAATTAAAACAACTTGATTTAAAAAATAAACGAGGCGAAATACTAACATTTGAGTATAAAGATAAAGATGGTAAAACAGTTCAGAGAACAGTAAGGGATAATGTTGCCAATGACAGCATAATAGACGATTTGATAAATAATAAAGGTGCTATTGAAGTAAGAACTCCTACCACGCAGGTAAATTTACCTGGTCAAGCATCGCCAAGAGATAAAGAGGCAATCGCTGCACAATTTAAAGCAGAAGAAGAAATTATTGAAAAAGAAAGAGCAGGTATCGCTAGTATAAATAACATAAATGAGGCTATAGCTATTGCTGAAAGACTTACGGAAGAAAACTTTGGCACTATAGCTAAAGCTACATTATATCCAAGAAAGTTGTTGTCAGGTTTAGGTCTTACTGATGAAAACCAAGATAGGATAATTGGAGATCAAATACTTTTATCACAAATATCCATGGGATTTACCATGGATATTGTTAGTAGAACAAAGGGTGCTATATCAAATAGAGAAATGGATTTATTTATTTCAGCATCTCCAGGTTTAGGATCAAACTATGATGGATTTATGAAACAGGCTCAATACCTAAAAAGAATAGCGATGCGAGATAAAGAGTTTGGTAAAGCCTATCAAAAAGAGGCTGAAAGATTAGAAGATTTAGAACTTAAAGGTGAGTTAACACCATCACAAGTATCAAGAAAACTTAGACGCTATGAGTCAGAATGGTACGATACAACCTATTATGATGCAGCATCAGATTCTTTTATAACTGATCCTAATGCAGAAAATGTTAAAAAAGGTAATTTAATATTTTCAGCTGATGAAAAAAAAGAAATTAATAGCATTGTTAATTCACACAAAAAAGGAGAAATTTACATTGATGATAAAGGTAATGAATACATAATACCTAAAGACTTTGATCCTGATTTGTGGAGAAAACAATATCGTGAAGGTCAAGACACTGAAATCAAATCTGCTTATACTTTAAATAAAAATGCTGCTGTAAATGCTTTAGAAAGAAAAAGACAAGAAATAGAATCTGATACTAGAATCAGTGAAGAAGATAAGAAAGAATTATTAGCTGAAATAGATAAATTATTATCGTGAGTACAAAAAGAAAATATTTAGAAGATATTGCAGATTTAGCTGAAAAAAAATTAACATTTGAACAGCAAACTGACAATTATACTCAAAGAAAAGCCAAGTCTTATTTATTTTTTGATGATAACAGCAGAGTAGAATTTTTGGCTCAAGAGAGATTTCCAAATGATCCAAACGCTGCCGAAAAATACATTAATATTGATGGTGATTTGTATTATGAAAGTTCTGCAGGACAAAAAAATTATCAAGGAAAAAATTATGCTAAAGAGTTTCCTGATAACAACGCAGTAAATTTTTTTGAGGATAGTATATATCCAAATATAGCACCTGCACTGACTTTTACAGCAGATGTCGGAGGTGGTATGACAGGTGCAAGTTTTGGTTTTAAAAGAGGCTTATCATCTTTGGCTAATCCTGCTAATCCTTTTAATAAAAATCCTTATACTGCAGCTGCGTATTTATTAGGCGCTACGGCTCTTGGCGGTTTTAGTGGTAACTACATATTAGGTGGTGCTGCGAGGACTGGTAGAGAGATGGTGATTTCACAATTTTATAGTTTACCACCAGAAGAAATAACAGCAGCACATAACGATTTATTAGTTTCCTCTGCTTTTTCTTTGATACCTTTTGGTAAAGGTGCTGTAGGTCAAGCAAAAGTCATGGAAATATTTAAAAATGAGCCTAATGCGTTGCGTTATTTAATAAATTTAAGAGGCGAAACTGATGAAATTATCAAAGAGGCAAAAACATTGGGTTTTGATCTAACTCCTGCTCAAGCTGGTGTAATAGGCAACCGAGGTGCTGATATACAATATTTTTTAAGTAGGCAACCTGACGCTAGAAAAATAACAGAGTTTTACGATAATCAAGCTATGCAAATTGCTGAAACTATAGAAATATTTGCAGAAAAAATAGGATCTAAGCAGGCAACAACAGGTGATGTCAATACTCGTTTAGTAAATGCAAGTGCAGAAGTTTTAGAGGAACTTACAAAAAGAAGAAAACAAAGAGCAACAAAACTCTATAACATAATTAAAGAAAAACCTGGAGGAACTAAAATAAACACGCAGTCTATTATTGATTTAATTGATAGCAAAATAGCAGGTGAGGTTTTAGATAGTCAAGGTAAATTAATAAGAGAAATAAGACCTGATAGTAGCACCATAAAAAATTTAGAAAAATTTAAAAAAATGTTTTATGACGATGATGGCAATTTAATTGATGATTTAATGGAATTAGATGCAAGAAGAACTACATCCATGAAAAAATTAGCTACAAAATTACAAAAACAAGCCACAGGTGATAGTGGCACAATATTTGGATTAATAGACGACATGACCTCTTTAATGGATCAGGCAGAGCCTTTATATAGAAATGCTAGAAGAGTTTATGATCCAAATAAACCGCCTCTACAATTAATACAAAAATCTGCAATAGGGAAATTTGGTAAATTTATGACTGATAAACAAAGTGCTAACGCTTTAAAAGAACTATTTAATCCTAATTTATCAGTTAAATCACTCCGAAACTCAAGAAGAGTTTTACAAGCTATAGATCCTGAATTATTTAAGGATGTAAAAAAACAATTTTTATTAGATCAGTATGATAGGTTTTTTAAAGCAAGTGCATTACAAAAAGGACTGCCTAATTTTCAAAAATATTTTGAAGGAAAAAAAGTGAAATCTTTAATGCAAGAAATGTTAACTCCTGAAGAGTTTGATAACTTTTATAGAATGAATGAGTTATTTGGTAAGGCTTTTTCCATACCAACAGGCGGATCAGTAACACAACCTTTAGTTGAAGAGGGTATAAAATTAGCGGCTGATTCTTTGGGAATTAAAACAAAAGCAGGACAAATGGCTTTTTCTTTAATAAATTTTCCTGGCAGATTTTTTTCTGGGAGAGTTGGTGATGAATTTTTAGAAAAAATAGCAAAAAAACAAAACGAAGGTTATTTACGATTGCTTACTGATCAATTAATAGCTGATCCTGATACAGCAAAAACATTAGATAAGGTTTACAGATTTTTTAACACAAATGAATTTATGTTAAAACAGACAGGAACTAGAGCGGCAGTTGGCCCTGAAGGTTTCATTCCTAGTATTATTGAACCGCCAATACAGACTTTTGAGCCAACAAGCCAAAGACAAAAAAGGATATATGAAAATCAAATAAAATCTTTGAGTCCAAATAATGATCAAGCACAACTAAATGAACAAACATTGAGTCCTATCATATTACCTGATGAAAAAGATAGAGAAATTGCTATGCGTCAAGTAGAAGGTGGTATAGGTTCTTTAGTCTAAGGCCTCGCTAACTTTAATTATTGCGTTTTCAACCTCATAATCCAACTCAATACCCATGTATGACTTGCCACCAAGTTCATACTCGACATTTCTTGACATTAAGCGAAGTAAAGCTGCTTGTTGATGTAAGGTGGTTCGATTAAACAAGTCCATAACCTCTGGTGCCTCAAGCTC